CCAGGGGAACCAACTGGTACGTGCGCTATCTCAACGGCGTTACCGTCAGTTAGTCACAACAGGGAGGGGGTGGGTAAATTCCTTGCAACTTTAGGCCCTTGCGACCGGACGCCGGCCAAATTTACTCATCCGCAAAACCATTAACCTGGTAACAACGTGGGGTTTATCGGTGACATCGTTGATAGCTTCGAGTTTTATGGGCCGCCGATCAATTTCAAGCGGTGGCTAAGAGGAAAAGAAAAACCAGCGATGGCGCTGTCATTTGTTCGCATCCATTCGGATGCTCAGATCAGAAAGTTAAGCGTACCACCCGTTGAATTGAAAAAGAACGTAAGCCGTTCAAAACGTTTGAAAGAAAGTGCTTGACATGGATGCAGAGCAAAACTTTGAAGACGCAATTCTGAAGCCACTTGACGTGATCGAGCAGGCGTTCGACGTGTGGTGGAACGATGCGGTTCAGAACAAACAATTCAAGCTTCCATGTGAGGAAGCTTTTCGCGCCGGTTGGCAGGCGTGCCTCGATTCCGTAGCCGCCGCAACCGAGTGAATGGCGCGCCCGCGTAAGCCGACCAAGCTCCTCGAAATCAGCGGCGCGTTCAAGCATGATCCGAATCGCCGCCGGCCGAACGAGCCACAAGAGAATCGGCCGCTGGGAGATCCCCCGGAGCGGATGCCGGTGGAAGCGCTAGCATTCTGGCGCGAGTTGGTCGAGCAGGTTCCGGCCGGAGTCCTGACGGCGGCGGATCGATGGTGTGTGGAGCTGGCCTCGCGTCTGATGTGCAAGGCGGCATCGGGCCGCGAGGTCCCGGCCATTCTTGAACTCGCCAAGACCTTCGATCTGGGCTCGGATCAGGTCAAGGCGCTTATCTCGCGTGAAACGATCAGCAGCGCCGAATGGGCCGTACTCCGCGGCCTGCTCGGTGCGATGGGTATGAACCCGGCGGACCGCTCAAAACTCAGTGTCGCAGTTGAAAAACCCAAAAACCAGTTCGCCGCGCTCGCCGAAAAAGCGCGCCAAGCCCGCAAGTAAGGCGACGGCTCCGGCGTTTTCGTATGTCGCAACTGCCAATCAATACGCGCGGGATGTGCTGGCCGACCGGCTGCCGGCCTGTAAGTGGGTTAAGCTCGCCTGCAAACGGCACCTTGACGACCTGGCGCGGTCGAAATCGGGCTGGCGCTACGTGCTCGACGGGGACCGGGCGTCCCTGGCGTGCGAGTTCATTGAGAGCTTGCCGCATACCAAGGGCGACTGGGCGAATCGCGCGGAGCGGCTTGTCCTCCAACCGTGGCAGGTCTTCATCCTGGTATCGCTATTTGGCTGGCTGGACAAGATCAGCCGGATGCGGCGTTTCACGCTGGCATACATCGCGGTTCCCCGGAAGAACGGTAAATCGATTCTCGCGGGCGGCATCGGCGATTACATGTTCTGCGCCGATGGTGAATTTGGTTCTGAGGTATATTCCGGCGCTACCACCGAGAAGCAGGCGTGGGAAGTCTTCATGCCTGCGAAGCTCATGGTTGACCGCACCCCGGAACTCCGGGAAGCGTTCGGAATCACTGTCGGGGCCAAACGTCTTTTCATCGAAGCCAACGGTTCGAAGTTTGAGCCGGTTATCGGCAAGCCTGGGGACGGAGCGAGCCCGCATTGCGGCATCGTTGACGAATACCACGAGCACGACTCGGATGCGCTCTTCGATACGTTTCGAACCGGCATGGGCGCGCGAAAGCAGCCGCTCTTGCTGGCCATCACGACGGCGGGCGATAGCCTGGCTGGGCCGTGTAAGGCATTGCAAGACGGTCTGGAGCACGTGCTTGATAGGTCAACCGAGCGAGAAGAGCTTTTCGGGATCGTTTACACCATCGATCCCGAGATGGATTGGACATCCGAGGAAGCTCTCCAGGTGGCTAATCCGAACTACGATGTCTCGGTTTTCGGCCACTTTCTCAAGACCGAGCAGCAAGCGGCCGTTGCAAATGCCCGTAAACAGAACATTTTCAAGACCAAGCACCTAAATGTATGGGTTGGGGCGAACACGGCATATTTCAATCTTCAGCAATGGCTCAACCTTTCAGACCCGTCCCTACAGCCAGAAGAATTCCGGGGCCTGCCATGCGTGGCGGCGCTGGATCTTTCGTCGAAGCGGGATATCACGGCGCGGGTAATCATCTTCCGCAAGACCGTATCCGGCAAGGATCATTTCTACGTGTTCCCGCGGTTGTACGTGCCGGAGGCGCAAGTCAACCAGCCGGAGAATCAGCACTATCAAGGCTGGGTCCGGCAAGGGTTCCTGAAAACAACGCCGGGGGGCTCGATTGACTTCGAACAGATTCAGGCGGACACGATAGCGGACTGTCAGGCGTTTCGGGTTTCTGAATTGTGCTACGACCCGTGGAATACGGAGCACCTGACGCAATCGATTGAGAAGGCCACGCGGGTCACAGCCGTTGAAGTTCCCCAGCAGACTCGCTACCTCAGCGATCCCATGAAGTTGCTCGATTCGCTGATCGCCGATGGCCGGATACACCATGACGGCAACCCGGTCATGACCTGGATGATGGGCAACGTCACGGCGCACGAGGATGCAAACGGAAACGTGTTCCCGCGCAAAGAGCGCGAGGAAGCGAAGATTGACGGGCCGGCCGCGCTGATTACCGGCATGGTGCGGGCGCAAGTAGCGGGCGGCGCGGCGCGGTCTGTCTACGCCACGCGAGGAGTGCGGGTTCTATGAGCGAACAGAAAATCGTGATTCAAGAGCTGGGCAAACCGGCGGAGCCCGGTCCCAAGGTTGACCTCGGATTAGATTTGCAAGACGTGCTGATCCTGATCGGCGTGGCGTCCGGCGAAGTGGCGGCGTTCATCGTCTGGCCGCCCGCGTCCCTGATCCTGCTCTGCCTGTTCTGTTTCGGGTTCCTGTATTTGATCGAGAAGGCGGCTGCAAAAGAAGCGGCGTTAGCGGCAGTCAAGGCACGCAAAAAGTGACCTTGGCTATGATCGGCTTGCTCGTATCCGCGACCTCTACCGGATCAAACGACGAATGTTCGATAATCACGCCCACTAAACCATAATCGTGCCAGCGTTCCCGACTGACCAGCATAGTTTTGACCCGCTCCACATAAAAGTATGGGTTCACCTTTCGATCCCAAGGCACGCAGCCGGCCGGTATGTTGGAGATTTTTGATTGTCCGCAGAGAATACCAACTTCATCCTCAGGTCGGATCAGAAGCCATTTTATTCGGCGCGTTTTGGGCGTGTCTGGAAGCGGGAAGAAATCTTCAATGGTGATCGTGGCTGTTGACATTGTGATTGAATTTTTGCACATTCTACGGCTTAAATGGGAATTCTAAGTAGGCGTCTCGGTATCAATGCGCTGTCGCTGGAAGACCCCTCGCAGCCGCTAATTCCGCCCAGCGCCTTGTTTGAGAGCCTCGGCCTCGGCCGATCCGACGCCGGGGTTCTGGTGAATGAGGCCCAGGCGTGGCGCATCACCACCGCGCAAGTCTGCGTTCGGATCATCAGCGAAGACCTTGCCTCGAATGCTCACGAGATTCACCAGAATATGCCGGACGGGTCGATGCGACTCGCTGCCGAGCATCGTCTCTGGCCGCTCCTTCACGATCAGCCCAACCCGCACATGACCGCGAAAGTGTTTTGGGGTTGCCTGCTCGCGTGCGCGGTCGGTTGGGGAAACGGATATGCCTGGATCAAACGGGATCGAGCCGCCCGCGTCGTCTCCCTGGTACCGCTCAAACCGGGGCTTACCAGCCCGATGCACGTCAAGGGCGCGGATGGCAATCAGCGCCTGATCTACGGCACCACGCAGACGCCGACGGGGGCCGTGGCCTATATCGAGCCGGGGGACATCCTCCACGTCAAGGGTCTGAGCTTTGACGGCATCGTAGGAATGAGCCCGATTCGGACCTGCATGAATGCGTTCGGCCTGGCGCTGGCCGCTGAGAAGTTTGGCGCGCAGTTTTTCGGCAACGGAGCGCGATCGAGCGCGGTACTCACACACCCCGGCATCCTTGAGGATGAAGCGTATGAGAACCTGAAAAAATCGGTGCATGAGTGGGCCACCGGAGAGAACGCGCTACGGCCTATCGTTCTCGAACAGGGCATGACGTGGAATCAAGCCTCAGTCCCTCCGAATGATGCGCAGTTCATCGCCACGCGCCAATTCCAGCGGACGGAGATCGCGGGATTGTTCCGTGTTCCGCTCCATCTCGTTGGAGATTTAACCAGAGCAACGAATAACAACATCGAGCACCAGTCGCTTGATTACGTGCGGTACTGCCTCCGTCCTTGGGCCGTAGCCTGCGAGCAGGAAGTCAACCAGAAACTACTCGGCAACGGCTTCACGATGGAACACAACTTCCAGGACATGATGCGCGGCGACTTCGCGAGTCAGACGGCCGGCTTCCAGGTCCTGCGGAACAACGGCATTTATTCGGCAAACGATTGTCTGAAGGCGATGCGCCAGAACCCAATTCCGGAAGACGAGGGCGGCGATATTCGGATCGTGCAGGGTGCAATGATTCCGCTCACCGCGCTTCTGGCCGCCGAGGATCAGCCCGCCGTGCTCGAAACCGCCGGGACCGATAGCGACGAAGGGTCGAGTCAGCCATTCAATCGGATCGTGCCAGCGTTCCGCAAGCTCTTCCGCGATGCCGTGGGGCGCACGATCAATCGGCAAGGTGAGCGCGACTTCACCCGGCGAGCCTTCCATCCAACGGTTACCGCGATGGCACAGGCGATGGTAGCGATGCGATTCGGCCACTGCGATCTAACCTTGCGCGAATTGGACGCCATTAACGCTTTGACTGACTCATTGGTGGACATGGCGGGTGCGTGGGTTAAGAAGGACGCGGGAAGTATTGCGGTCAGGGTGACACAGCACATTTTCAGCGGACTTACGAAGGAGATCGGATGAACAGACTAAAACATAATCTCGTGCCGTGCTTCAAGGCGGCCGTCAAGCCGTCCGGCGAACTCGAAATGCTGGTCTACGAAGAGATCGGCGTGGACTACTGGAGCGGCGGCGGCATCACGGCGAAGAGCATCCGGCAGACGCTCGACAGCGCGGGGCCGTACAGCAGTATTTCCGTGCGCATCAATTCCCCCGGCGGAGATGCCTTCGAGGGAGTGGCAATCGGTAACGTCCTGAAGTCGAGCGGCAAGCCCGTCAACGTCTATATCGATGGCATCGCGGCCAGCGCGGCCTCCATCATCGCGATGGCCGGCCACACCGTCACCATGGCGAACAACTCCATGATGATGATCCATAACGCCTGGTCGATCTGTGCGGGGGATGCCTCGGACATGACCAAGATGGCCGACACACTTGGCAAGATTTCGGCCTCCATCGCTCAGACCTACGTGGACAAGACCGGCAAGTCCATGGAAGACGTGCAGGCCCTCATGGACGCGGAAACGTGGATGAGTGCCGAAGATTGCGTCGAGGGCAAGTTTGCCACAGCCATCGCGGAAGAGAACGAACCGGCCATGGCGATGGCGCGCGGCTTCAAGGTGCTGGGCAAGCTCAAGCACCTACCGGACAATCTGAAGCCAGCGGCGAAGGTCGAGCCGGAGCCAGTGCAGGCCGCCAAGGAAGATCCCTGCGAGTGCGGTTGCGATGAATGCTCCGCCGGAAACTGCTCGGATTGCTCGAATCGCGATTGCACGGATGAGAACTGCACGGACTGCCCGATGCAGGCCGAAACCGGCAACGAATCGAACCTCAGTCTCTATCAAGCCAAACTGTGGATGCTGCAAAAAGGAATTAAAGTCGCGCCGGGACAATCAGCCTAACAGCTAACCGCGTGGCGACAAGCAGGGCAACGACCACCAGGGTGATCGCGGGCTCCGCAAAAACAAACCAACAAACAGGAGATTTTTCAAATGACCCCCTACGAAATCAAATTGCGTCAGGAGCTGGACCGCATTTCGGCCGGCATGCTGGCGATCACTGCCCTGGCGGAAAAAGAGAACAACCGCGGGCTCACCTCGGCCGAACTCGAATCCTTCAAGGCGGCACAGGTCGATTATGACCGCATCGAAGCGAGCATTGTAGCCGAAAAGAAGGCTCACAGCATCGACGCGTTGCTGAAGAAAGTCGAAACCGGCGCGGTCAAGATCGATGACACCAACATCGAAGAGATTCGCGCCAACTTCCGGCTGTCTCCGGGAGAGAAGCGTCGCCGCGAACACGAGAAGGACCCGCACGCCAAAGCGTTCGCCAGCTACCTCCGCAACGGCGAACTGACGGACCCCAAGGACCGTAAGATCCTCAGCGATTTCAGCGCCGGGTACGGCCTCGACGTTCGCAATGCGATGAGCACCACGACCGGCAGCCAGGGCGGCGACGTGGTCCCTCAGGGATTCTCGGGCATGCTCGAAGAGGCGAAAAAGTGGTTCGGCGGAATCGATGGCACGGTCGCCAAATTCACCACCGGAACCGGGAACCCCTTCCCCTGGCCGACGATCAACGACACGACCAACAAGGGCCGCATCATCGGCCAGAACGTGCAGACCATTGAAACCGATCTGGTTTTCGGCCAGGTCACCTTCAACGCCTATATCGGCTCCAGCGATCTTATCCTGATCCCGCTGGCCCTGATGCAGGACAGCTATTTCGATTTGGACGCGCTGGTTGCGCGCCTGCTCGGCATCCGCCTCGGCCGTCTGTATAACTACCAATGCACGGTCGGCACCGGCACCGCTTCGCCCACGGGCATCGTTACCGCCGTGGCCGCCAATGGAACCGTGTTCCAGCTCGGCACCGGCAACACCGCCTCCATCGCGTACGCCAACTTGGTTGACTTGCAGCATTCGGTCGATCCCGCGTACCGCGAAAACCCGGCAGTTCGATGGATGTTCAGCGACACCGAGCTGAAGCTGCTCAAAAAGCTCGTTGACTCGCAGAACCGCCCGCTGTGGCAGCCCGGTTTGACTTCCAGTTTCCAGGGCGGCGCGAATGTGATCGGCGGTTTCAAGCCGCGCATCCTTGAAGACGAGTACGTCATCAATCAGGACATGGCTGTTCCGGCGGCGTCGGCCTATACGATTCTGTACGGCGACATGAGCACCTTCAAGGTGCGCGAAGTGGCCGGCGGCACCACCGTGCTGGTTCTACGCGAACGTTATGCGGACTACCTGCAAGTTGGATTCACAGCGTTCCAAAGGTTTGATAGTCAGTACGTATATAGTGGAGGAGCTGCGCTGGCTCTTCTGCAACAGTCTGCAAGCTAAGCACTTAGCTGCGTTTCTTTTGTGTTCCGGTTGGCTATGAGATATACTGATTACATGATCTCTAAGCCAATCGGATACACAGATTATGAGTACCTTCATTGATCTCCTTGGAAAACAATTCGGCCAGTGGACGGTTATCGCGAGACAGCCGAACCGTGGGCCTTCCGTCATGTGGCGCTGCCGATGCTCCTGCGGCGCTGAGTCAGACGTAGCAAGCCAAAACCTCAGGAGCGGAGCAAGCGTTAAATGTAAGGCTTGCGCAAAGAACAAGTTCCTTGATCTAACCGGCCAGAAATTCGGACGCTGGACCGTTATCGACAAGGGGAAGTCCGCCTTCTATAAAAATGGAGTGGACGTCCGAATTCACTGGAATTGCCGCTGTGAGTGCGGTGCAATCAGGGCCGTCTCGGCACTGAATCTTCGGAGCGGGCGGAGTAGCCAGTGTTTCCAATGTGCGCGTGAGGCAGGATCGATAACCAAGCGCATACGCCCATATGAGGCTCTCTATAATCGAGCCAAAGACTGCGCCGCAAAAGCAGGCCGGGAATTTGCTCTAAGTTACGAGGATTTTCTTGAGCTTTGCCAGGAAAAGGTTTGCTACTACTGTCACGGCCCAGTAAGCTTCTCGGAGTTTTGCTTGGTTGGCAGTTCTAGGAATTACAACTTGGACCGCCGTGACAACTCACTCGGCTATGTTCCAGGCAATGTCGTGGTGGCGTGCAAGCGTTGCAACTACGGCAAGAGCGACGATTTTACCTACGAAGAATGGCTCGGCATGACTGAGTACTTCAGAAAGAAAACCCAACCAACATGAAAAAGAAAGTCAGATTCCTGGATTCCGTCGCCATCCTTGGCGACCCCAAACCGAAGGTCGAGCTTGACGCCAAGTATGCGGCGAAGATCGAACTGTTGAAAAACCGCGAGAAGCCGCCGTCTGCGGCCGCGATCAAGAACCACGTTGACGACCTGAAAAAGGCCGACCGCTACGGCGAGCCGATCAACGGATTCCCCCGCGACATCGGATGGAAAGAGGGGACCGAAACCTTTATCAATGCCGACCTGGCCCGCAAATGGGAAGAGGCCGGCATGGTCGTGATCCTCGACGAGAAGAAAGCCGCCTAATTGGCCCTAGTCCTCATCAATCCGCCGCTGATCGAGCCGGTTTCGCTACCGGAGATCAAAGAGTATTGCCGCATCGACGCGGGCGATACCTCGCAGGACACGACTCTCATCGGGCTCGCCACGGATGCGCGAGCCTATTGCGAGACGTTCACGGCGCGGCGCTTTGTCCAGCAGACCTGGCAGTTGCTAATGGACTTCTTCCCCGGCTATATCGATCTCAAGCTGGCCGGGTCCAAAGTCTCAAGCCCGTTCGTCTCCGGCTCGAATGCCGTGCTGGTTGGGATCCGATACGCCATCGTGTTGCCCTATCCGCCGGTGCAATCGCTCGGCAGTTTCGTGTATCAGAACGCCAATGGCCAGGTGACCAGCATGATTACCGGCCCGGCCGCGATCAGCTCGGTTGCGAACGTCTACGCGCAACCGTTGACGGTCACGACCTCAATCGCGCTGAACCTCCAGAGCGGGGCGGGCGTGGTGGTAGGCGCTTCGTCGCTGCTGAACTACCTTGGCGGCAACCAGTTTCAGACCATCACGGTGCTTTCGCCTACCACGTTCCAACTGAACGGCACGGTAGGCGACGGCGTTACCTCGATCACCGGCGGAGGGACCATCGGCGGATACAACTTCGTTTATGACCTGGCGTCGAATCCGGCGCGGCTCGCTCCGGTGTTCGGTCAGATGTGGCCGGTGGCGCGCGTCGTTCTGAATGCCGTGCAGGTCAATTACACGGTAGGATACGCCAATCCGATCACAGTTTCAATCGCGGCAAACAGCACAGCCGTCACCAGCGCCAACTACACGTTCGAGGCGACGGACATCGGCCGGCCGATCAACATTCCAGGCGCTGGGCCGAATGGAAACTCGCTGAACACCATCGTGCTGTCGATCTCCAGCCCGCCGGGTGCAGGGGCAACGTTCCGGGATCAGGCAAGCGCGGCCGTAACGAATGTAACCGGCCTGATCGTGAACAACCCCAATGCGCAGCCGGGCCACTGGGAAAAGATCAAGCGGGCGATCAAGGTTTACACCGTGGGCGCGTATGAGAATCGCATGCCCATGAAGAACGTAGAGGATACGGTCGAGCGGATTCTATACCCGGTTCGTGACCTAAGGTTCTGATGAAACCAACGCAGCCAGGCGAGCGGCGGCATCTCGTCAACATCCAGGATCAGCTCGTCGGCAGCCCGCCAACATTAGACGCCGCCGGTTCACCCGAATCGACCTGGACTACCTTTATTTCGACATGGGCGAAGATCAACCCGAATCGCGCACGCGATGTCATCCAGTCCGGCCAGACGACGACGCAAACCTTCCTCGTGCTGAATATCCGGTATCGCGCCGGAATTCTGGCCAACATGCGCGTGCAGTGGACGAACGGAACCTACGTGATCCAGGGCATTGAAAACATCGAAGAGCGGAACCAGGAGTTAAATCTGATCTGCCTCGCATTAGGAGCAAACGAATGAAACCTTTCCTTTGGCTGACTGTATTTATCGTATTTGGCGTGTATCTGCTGTTCGGGCAGGCCGTGAACGGCCAGCGGATCACGCAGACTCTGACCATCGCCGCCGGTACGCCGATCCGTCTCGCAACGAGCGTGACGCTTGCTGATCGCATCGTAGTTGAGATGAAGCACGGCGGCTCAGGCCTGGGCTACGTAATGGACGGCATCCCGAACGGAACAACGCCAAGCACCACATCGAATAACCCGATTGAGCTAGCCCCGGCAACGTCTACGGCTCCTGGTGGAATCTACGCCGATAGTAGCGCCATCGGGATCGATATATCGCAGATCTGGATCGACGGTGCGAACAGTGGCGACAAGGTTCTTGTGAGCTACTATCGGCGGACGTTCTAATGAAACGTCTACTGGCCTTTCTATTCGCCTGTTCGTTAGCGGCGCAGACCGTCACTAACCCGCCAAGCGGCAGTTCCGGGAACGCTACCTCGATTCAAGGCTTCTCTATTTACAGCACGGTTCCGACGATAAATCAGATCCTAAGCTTTGACGGAACAAGCTGGGGACCGGCAAATGCTGGCGCTGCTGCATTCTCCGGACTAACCGGCGGTACGAATAGCCTAGCGGCTATGGTGATCGGAAGTGGGGCAAGCCTTACTGTGTCCGGGTCAGGTACGCTCAATGCCACTAGCTTGGGTGGCACAGCGGCAGCATCGTACGTTAAATCGAGCGTGACGACACTTAGCTCGCTCGTCTCCATCGGAACGATAACAACCGGAGTGTGGAACGGCACAGCTATCGCTAACACGTACCTTGCCAATCCAGCAACGACAGTAAACGGCCAGACCTGTACGCTCGGCTCGTCTTGCACCGCGACGGCGGTTCCGTCTGGATCGGCGACCGGGGACCTGAGCGGCAGTTATCCGAACCCGACAGTCTCCGATCTGAATGGTGTTCCTGCGGCTTCCTACGCGCTTCTGGCGAGTCCATCGTTCACCACTCCGACCCTCGGGGTTGCCTCCGCCACCAGTATCAACAAGGTGGCGTTCACGGCCCCGGCCACGTCTGCCACGCTCACAATTGCCAACGGAAAGACGTTGACGGCCAGCAACACTTTGACCTTCACTGGCACGGATTCAAGCTCGGTAGCGTTCGGCGCAGGCGGCACGGTTCTTTTTAACGGGGGCGCTTTAGGCACTCCATCGAGCGGGACGTTGACGAGTGCCACCGGATACCCCGGCGATTCTTCATTAATCACTGTGGGAACCATCGGAACCGGAACTTGGCAGGGCAGTCAAGTAGCTCTGGCTTATGGCGGGACGGCGGCCAACCTCACAGCGAACAACGGCGGCATCTTCTACTCCACCGCATCGGCTGCCGCGATTCTCGCGGGTACGGCTACTCCAGGCTTGGTGCTCCTTAGCGGCACCAGCGCGGCTCCCTCGTGGAGCGCATCGGCACCGGCGCTGCTTGGGAATGCGTCAAATACCTTCACCGGCCAGCAGATTATCTCGACGGCAGGCACGGCGAGCACCTCGCCGCTGTATATGACCGGGGCGGTGTTCGCTGGCACTGGGACTACGAGCTTCCCGTATATCTACCACGATGCCGGGGCGAGCAAGCCGACTACATTTAGCACTGTCGGGACGGTGTATGGAGCGAATGAGGCGAGTGGATTTAGCGGGAACTTTATAGATTTTCGTATAAGTGGCTCTAGCAGCCAATTTTCAGTGTCGTCGCTCGGATCAGTCATT